CTTTTAATTGAACTGCTCGAGCTCTGGCTCTACAGTCCTGTTTAGTCGTTGACGTCGTAATTGTAAAGGGTCCTAATGAAGAACTTACATAACTATCGGTTGGATAATTTTTTAAATTTAAAGTAACCTGAGTATCTCCTGTTTGTGCCAAGAAATCCGGTATAAATCTACGAATCGACATAAGAAATTCGCCATCTCCCCTAAAAGTTATTCCTTTTTGTTTATCCTGAGTAATATCAAAATCACCTGATTGAATACTGCCTAGAACATTGGTAGTAGCTCCAGCAGCGGTGACTTGATCGGTTCCTGTTTCATGTTGATAATAAGTTGTAGAGCCTTCCGTATTGCCCACGACAAAAGTATCTGCAGTCGATGGGACATCGGTATCAGCATCATAGGCTGTGCCATAAGGCTTTCCAAATACAGATGAATCGGACCAGGTTGTTCTGGCAAAATTGGTATTATCGTTAGTAACCCAAATAGGTCTTTGAGTAGTGGAATCTAAATAATTATAAGACACCATTCGATTAATGGCTTCCGAGGAAGAAGTAGGAAAGAACCACATAATTTCTCCAAACAAATTATTTAAACCACAAAAAATTAAATCTCTAGGTCGTGTATTGATATCATCATAAACATAGTCTTCAACCAAACACTGCATCGATTCCAGTTTACCAGTGTATCTAAAGAATCCATTTTCAGACATCCAGTACGCCGCACCATCAACTTCGATCGCGGCGTTCTTGCCGATCAATCCGCAGTTGGTTCCCACTTGTTCAAAGGCAAATGTAAAAGGTAAACCTACATATCGCATCAAATAAAGTGCAGTGTCAGTCCAAATATACATGGCATCCCGACCTCTGATGGCGCTCATGATCCGTGATCCGTCAGTCAGTCTCTGTGTGCCAGCGGTATTGATGGCACTCGGAGTATACTCGGTCAAAGATTCTTGAGTCGACCAGCGAATAAACATAGGGTCCTGAGTCGTTGTGGTTTGTAAAGTGGTTTCTGTTCCTAAAAAAACGATGTGACGATCCGGTGTGGATACAAGCATGTGTCGAGATGCTGTTGGAACTTCTGTTCCGGTGATGGCCGTGGCTCGCGTCGAAGTCGCCGCGGTCAAAGAAGCATCCCATTCAAAAGCTCGACCATTATAAATCAGAGCAATCACGGTTTGACCAAAACTGTCAATGACCCATAACCCCGGATCAATGGTAAAGTCAGCGCCGGACGCTTTGCCCCATCCAAAATAATCTGTAGTGTCTTTAACAGTGACTCCAACAATGTGGGCCGCTCGGGTCGTTCCTCGTTGAGCTCGAGAACCTCCACTCAAAGTATTGGTTGCTGTAGTATTAGTTGTATAACTAATTTCTTCAGTTCCTATTAAAACATAACCTGGAGACGAGACACTTACAGACGTTTCAAATTGTGCAGAGTCCGCCACAACAATAGTCGTCTCACCCGCATCATCAGCTAATGCTGTTGATAAAGTTGAAGTTGCTGCAATAGAAACCGTACCACTCCATTGTCCGGTTCCAAATCCATGACCCGCGGCCTGTTGGACAGGACCTACAGGATAATACATTTGAATTCTTATTCCTCCTGATGTGGTAGCTCCTGAACCGCTTTCGGCAGCGGTCATGGTAATCGTAAAAGTTGTACTGCTTGGAACCGTCGTAACCATAAATTTTGTATTGTCAAAATCATCAGCGTCATAATCTGAATTTGTGATGGTAGTGAAATTATCAAATAATAGAATATCGCCTGGCTCCAATCCTAAATTAGTAGAAGTGGTGACCGTTACTTCGGTCGATCCATTCGTCGTTGTGAAAGCACTCGTTTCAGTGGTTGTGGATTTGATAGGATGAATATCGTAGAAGACCCCACCACTATAAACATATAAAATTCTGTTAGTTCCCACGATGGAATATTTAGTTCCAGCATTATTGATAAGGTGGTGTTGAGCTCGTGCTGCTCCGATTAAAGAATCATCTCCAAGTTGTTCCCAACCTCCTATTTTCTCTGGAGTTCCATAACGAAAGCGCACATTGGCGCCTCCTTGCCACTGAAATTCTCCACCGGTGGGGGTAACTTGTTTATTAAATCCTGGTAAAAAGCCTATTTTTTGTAGCATAGAAATCCGTTTCTATTACAAATATACTATATTTTTAGTGAGATCAACTAGACTTTTTAAGTGGATGTTGAAGACCCATTAGATCCACTCCTTAATGGCAATATTAAAAATAATTAAAATTAATAACAATTCTATTGGGTTGATCAGTCGTTGTAGAAGAAGTATGCTCACAATTAGGAAAAAACAACATTCTGTTTTTTATAGATTTAATTTTTTTGTTATTAATTAAAGTATAGCCATTATTAGAATTTAAATAAAATATTGCTACCTTACAATCGAACTCTTGGTCTATATGCTTTTCAAAAATAATTTGTTTTTCTGTTCTGATAGTCAAATTTGCTTTAATTCTTATCAAAGATTTTGGCTTTAGTAATGAAATAAAGTTCTCTATCAATGGAAACCACATTTGAGAATGAATTCTGTTATCCTTATAAAAAACGTGTGAAAAATGATAGTTATGTATATCATTAACGCCATAAACTTTTTGGGTCCAGAACCATGGAAAAGTGTTTGAATTCAAATTTGAATTTAAATGATCAAAATATTTACTATTCAAATAATTGTCTGTTATATCCATGCTTTCATTCGAGCTGTCATTAGTAATTTCATTTCTTTTTATCAACATTTAGATTTAAAACCATTCTTCTAATCGTTTTAATAGGTTTACTACTAGAATGGTAAATAGATCCATCAAACATTACGGCTGAATTAAATAAAGGAGTAATTGTTTTAAACAACTTTTTATCCTTATAAAAAAAAGTCTCTCCATCACTGGTGTTAAGATAATATAAAATAGCGTAGTGTTCCCGAGGAATATCTCTATGAGAAGTGCCAATCATTTCTTTATTCATAGAAGTATGCAGTCCCAAACGGGCTCTTAAAAGTTCTCCTTTTAAATCAAAAGCCTCTATAATTTTTTTGATACTAAGTTCAAAAATAGGATACCATTTTGAGTTAGGGGCTTTTTGATCATAGAGTAAATGAAACCAGGAATAAGTGAGATCATCCTTAGACCCAGCCAGAGCAGAATTAGAAAGAAAGAACCAGGGGAAATGATCGCCTAAAAGCTGTTGATAAATATAATGAGCCGATGTTTTATCTAATACATCTTTAATCATTATTATTTTCACTTTTTCGTCCTGTAACTATACCATCCTGTAGCTATATATTTTGTTTCTGTTTCAGACGGTATTCCTCTATGTGTTGTTGTCCAATCTGTTCCCCATATTAAAGTTAATCCTGTTTCTGGTTTTATTTTTAATTTTTGATAATAAAATTCTGTTTCTCCACCTTTTTTAATATCGTTGAGATAAGTCATAAATGTTAAATGTCTATTAACTGTTGGGCTCCCGCTTCTTTCACAATGTTTTACAAAATATCCCTCCTTAGGTTTATATTTTTGTAAGTTCCAATTCTCAATCATTCTCCATTCCTGTTGTTTAATATTACAATATTTATATTTCTTTTTATATTCTTCAACAACTTTAGTTAATTCTTTATAATAATTTAAAATTTCTTTATCTTGATTTTCAGGATCAATAGCAACGTCCATAGATAATTTTTTCTTTTTATCAACTCCCGCCTTTCCACTTTTTAAAGCCACCATACCTTGTTCTTTATTCGGAGAATTTTCAAAATATTTTATTAAATTAGTACATACATTTTTATCTATATACCAACCCCCTATAAAATGAGTCTTTTTATTTATTGCATGTGATTTCATGCACAATCAAAACAACAATTCTCAACTTATAAAGACCATTCATCAGGTACTCCATTAATTAAACTCTTTACCTATTGACCAATTAACTAAACTTTCTCGTTTGCCTTTGATTATGGGCAGTACTTGATGATGAATAAAAGAAGGAAAAATTATAACTGTTCCTATCTCTTTTGCATCGTCAATTGTCATCACATTTAATAAATCTTTTGTCTCATGACCAACGGATTCGCATCCACCGTTAATCCACGCCAATTGAAAATCTCCTCCTTCATATTCTGTTTTGTCTGTTAATTGTAAAGTAAGAGATAATTTTCTTGCCTTGCCATCAATGTTTTTACTTGAAGATTTTAAAACACTGCCTGAATCTGTATGCCAACCATAATAATGACCTTTTTCATAAATGGTGAATTGTGAACATTCATTCCAATCCCATTGAAAATTCCAACCTGCTTTTTTATTAGCTGTATGAATAAAAGGATTAATAATATCATAAATCCATTCCTCCTCTAGCCAAGCAACCTTATTATCTCTTTTTATCTTGTCAACTCCTTTAAGAGTAGTGGCTTCTTCTATTATTTTTTTATGACCTGCTTTTAAAATCTTGTTACAAGTTTCAATGGGTACCGCCTTTTTAAAAAAATAATAATTGTTCGTTAATACCATCTTTATCTTGTTTAGGAGGCAGATAATTTAAAATATGTTGTAACTTGCTTCCTTAACAATTTCTTCTTCCATAAATTCATTTATACTACTTCATCCCAGCTTCTTGCTTCTTCATTCCACCTATATAATTTCCCATCATCAGGATAGGGTGTTGGGGGATCCCATCTACAAGTTGTTTCATTTAATGTCCAAGATGCAAAAATTTTAGGCGGAATAAAAGCATCTCTAGCTTCATCATAAGTAGAACCTTTTCCAGCGTAATTTTTTCTAAAAGGTGTTCCGCCTAATTGATGAACACCACCACGAGTATTATAAGAAGTTTGTTTCCAAACATCATTTGTTTTGTAAAGATTATTTAAAAAATCTACTCCAGCCTGTTCAGTAGTTGCTATATTATTATGTACTACTACAACTGTTTTAACTATGTTTCCAGCTCCTAGTTTTGCAAAATGTGCCATTATCCTGTGTAAGAGCCACTAGCATTATATATTATAATTGTTTCATCTGCGACAGATGATGTATCTATAGTGGGAGAACCGCTTGTTGTGCCTGAATAGTTGGCGTCAGGTATTCTTAAAATAACTACGCCTGAACCACCTGCAGCAGCAGCACCAGTTCCGCTTCCGCCTCCACCGCCGCCTCCTGTATTAACAGTTGCAGCAATTCCGGCAATGGTCCTATATCCTCCAGAACCTCCTCCGCCAGTACCACCATTAGGCATGTTTGTTGGACCAGCGTAAGTATTACCTCCACCGCCGCCACCTCTTGTAACAGATGCAGCAGTAATTGAAGAAGCTAAACCATTTCCTCCAGGACCAGCTCTAGCGCCAGTACCAGTATTAGGGGCATTGCCTCCAACTACGCCAGATCCTCCGCCGCCTCCTGATCCCGACTGAGGTCCATCACCAAAACCACTTCCGCCAGTACCACCAGCATAACCTTGATTTGATGTTCCGGCACCACCAGGAACATCGACTCCGGGAGTCCATTGTTCACAGCCACCTCCTCCGCCAGAACCACCAGCTACTCCTTCATTCTCGTCTTCCGTTGTACCAGTTCCGCCACCTCCTCCGCCGGAGCAAGTAAGTGTTGTAAGGCCTGATCCTGCTATTGATGAATCTACACCAGAAGGGCCTTCGTCGCCATATGCGGCAGCTCCGCCGCCACCACCAACTGTAATTGTATAAACTACACCAACCTCTGCATCAAAAGGAGTTTCAGTAGAACCTCCTCCACCAGATGTCTCAGATGCGTAAGCATTTCTATATCCTCCAGCACCTCCACCTCCGCCATAAAAAGCACCACCACCAGAAGCGCCTCCAGCAATAGCTAACCATTCTATCTCATATGTGGCTGGACCTGCAGAACCAGCTCCAAATCCTAAAACTTGATAACCAAAGCTTTTAGTTTTTGGACCATGTCGAGTACCGGGGCTTATCATTCCACGGCTGCGTGTAAAAATTGATTTACTTTTCATAAATTCTACTATCCGTCGTTAGCTGCGTTTGTAGTATAAAATATTTTAGCTCCTACTAATCGTAAATCACCAGTATTAGTATCAACTGAAACATTTCTAACTAATTGAAAAATAGTATTAGTGTCTACTGCTGCACTTGCAATGGTAACAGCTCCACTTTCTACATTAACCATTAAATCATCTTGAGTTCCACTTGCCGCAAGTGCTGTATTAGCTACAGCTGTGCCAAAAGATGTATCATAATCAGCATTATTAGCTATAGAAACGCCTTGCAGTTTGAAACCCCCTGTGCCTGTATCAGTTGCAGATGCAGACCAAAAAGTTTGAAACGTTACTGTGCCTAGATTCCACCTTTTTGGAAATGATACATTAAACTGTACATATTCCGCTGTAGTAGTATCAAAGGCGAAAGTTTTTAATTCTGGATTAGTTGCTGTTAATTCTGCCTGTGCTGCTTCTGCTCCATTAGTTGTAGTTGCATACATTGCTGTTGCAGGTACCCACATAGTTTCTTTTCCAGCAATTTGGACTGCTGCCGTTGCATCTGCTGCATCGGTAGCTTTAACAATTCCTGTGCCATCAGGAGTTATAGTAATATCTCCATTAGCAGCGTCAGTTATAGTTATGGTTCCTGAACTCGAACCTTCATTAGTTGATAAAATTAAATCATGAGCACCCTTGGAAGTAAGAGTAGCATTGGCTGCGGAAGAACCGACAGTAATGACTCCTGATCCCGCAGGTCTTAATTGAAGATTAATATTAGTTTCTCCATTTGCTGCAATAATTGGGCCTGCAGTTCCTGTTGCAGCATTCGTGACTTTAACTTCATTAACAGCTGAGGCTACAACCCCAAAGGTTAATAATTCATTTCCACTATTATCTGCAATATATTGACCATTAGTAAAACTAATGGCTACATCTTTCGAAGCGTCAACAATATCTGAACCATTATCATAAACAAAAGTTGTTACGGGTGCACTTGATTTGTCTTGTGGAAGTGCTCGTAAAGTAACTCCTGTAGCACCTGTCACTTTAAAAGTTAAAGAATAAGCTGAACCGCTTCTGTTTGTTTTATCAACAACAATAAATGCTTTTTCAATATTTGCTGCAGGTGAGCCTGCTTGAGCTGGAATATCTAAAACTCTAGTGCCTGCTAATGTTCCTGTTAATTCTAAAATATAATTTCTGCCATTTGAGCTTGAACCACTTGTCATTGCAAGTGTGACGTCGGCAGCCGCCATATCAATGGAGATATAACCCCATGTTTCTGCGATTAAATTTAAATTTGTATTAGTTTTGGTACCCCATGTACCGGCATTTTCACCCGTTGCCTGTAATTCAATACCTAAATTATTATAACTTGAAGCCATTTATTTTTCTCCTACGGTGTATCCACATCACTATATGTGACATTTGAACCTGTTGCAATACTTGAATACGATATATTAGAAC